GTGCTTGCCTACCTCCACTGCGTCCCTCTCCCAACTACGCTGGCTTTCATCCTTGAGCACTCGTCTATTACCCTTCCATCTGGAGTGTCATGTTTCCCCCATCTCGCCGCTATCTTTCCCGAAGTGGCAACCTGCACAGATCAACAGCTGTGCAGAGCAGCATCCGTGCTGAACAATAAACGTATGCACGCTCTCAATGGCAACATTGTGTCACCAGCCAACCAAACAGAGGTGGATGGCTTTCGGTCCGTCTCTGACTTCTTGACCACGCCAATGGGCGCTCCAGTCTACGACGAAACCAGCAACGCAATCATGCTCACCAACCAAATGAGTGACGTAAATACTCTTGGCCAGCACATCAGGGATAACGATGGGCTCCGAGGCTCAGTCGTGTTAGAGGACAACACAAACCGTAATAACGTTGAGATCCCACTTCCAGTCACCACGCTTGTCCCACGTCAGATAAGAGACCCCGCCGGTGGGGCTGCCCCGTACGTCACCAACTCCAACCAGCACCTACAGGTGGTTCGCACACACACCTCCCAAAATTACGTCTCTAACCCAGTAGCGTCGGACCTCTCATTAGCACTCACAGCAGCAACGCGTGAACAAAAGACCACCACGTGGCGCACTGGAAACACTACTCTCAATGGGTTTTCTATGTTTGATATTGTCACGCAGAATGCAGCTGTCTCGGTCAAGGATCTGTCTATGGAGCAGGCGTTGACCAAGCTTATGTTGATGTACAACATCACTTCCCAGGATGTCCCGTCATCGCAGCTGCCAAACAGCGTGTACAGTGCTTTGGACGCTGGGACACTAGGCGCCGTGGGCCGTGGTGTGCTGGGCATCAACAACAGCCCTGTCTTCGGAGAAAACTGCACTGTCAACAATGTACCCCAGTTTCCTTTTTCTGGAGGGCCTGGTGTGCTCGCATTCCATCTCACACCAATGTCTGTTCCTCAAGAACGACGAGACAACGCCATCTTTTGCCCGTCAGCGATTCTTCAGGCCACATCCGACGCTGACCAGGCCCTGGCTCTCTTCGTCATGATGCATTCTAAGTGGCCGCATGCACTGCACACTCAAACTAAACCCACAACACTCCCAAATGGACTTGAGCCCAACAACCAGATCTATGTACATACGGAGAGCCTGGTCGAAGTGCCTGGCTTAACGACAATCGACGTCATCCTGCCTCGCCAGGGGTCGGCTGCAAATCCCACTAACGCAGACGCTGTGAGAGCGTTGGCAGCAGTGTCACCGGCTTTCGGTCCCGATGGAAATCAGGCTGGAGCAAACATCCTGCTCAACTACGTGGGTATCGCTGACAATGCTCGGGTCCAGGTTGGGCTTGCGCCATACCTGGCATCTTGGAGTTTGTCGTACACTATGGGCACCATCAAGACTTTCATCGATCGCCTCCGGTCAGTCGTGCCTGTGGACAGGGATCTCAAGTCGGCTAGAGAACACGCCACGTTGCTTTCCACCGCGTTCCCACACCTCATGATCTCAGACGTAGCGTCCGCTGGAATACCCGACTCCAACGAAGAGCGCTCCATCGGTTATTCTCTGGCAAACCTTTCCGTCCCACCCACTACGGCAGCGAACTTCCCAGTGGATGCAACTACCCAGCAACTTTTCCAAATTATCGAAACAGACATTTTGGCATTCAACAAACATGTCCTTGAGCTGGTCGAGATGCCTCCCATTCTGGCCGGGGCAGTCCAGTTTGCTTGGTTGGGAAACCCCCACAGCTACGTCTGCGGTCTTATCCAGGCCATGAAGGTCGGTGCCACCCATAACGTGTTCTACTCCGCTCGGCGCATGCCAACGGTTGCATGGGAGGGTGCGTTCCAGAGTGACATCCCTGGGTTCCAGGAAGCAGCATACCAAATGTTCTCCTACAGCGCCAATGCTGGGAACCTTCTTCCAGCTGCATGTGACAAGGCACTCTGCAATCTGCACGAGAATATCTTCAATGAGTCACTCCCCGTGTCCCACCTTACCCACGGTAACACCACAGTTGAGCTCACATCGTTTGGCCGCTGGATGATTCCAAACTTCTGGGCCACTCCCATCGAAGACGATGGCACTCGTGGTGCATCTGGTGAGACACCAGTTAACCTTGTGGACCAATGGATCTACTACTTCGCGGACGCGCTTCCAAAATGCTTCGCACCTTGGGTGCCACCGCAGGGGCTCGACTCCAATGTAGGTTACGGTCCTCAGTACGACGCAACTCTTATCAATAACTCAAACAGTGCGGGGGACGACTACCGTCCTTACACTGCCCGCCAATTCAACGAGAGCAACTACCTTCCCAATACGGTTACCCCAACTCCACATGACCATTCGTGGCGCAACATCGATCTGTTTTGTCATGTTGCAGGGGTCACGATGGTGACATACGACGGAGCGGCCGTTGGTCTGGAAGTCAATGGCCCAGCAGCATACATCAAACAGAGGGCAGCCCCACTTCACGCTGGCGCTCTCCGTCCGACCCAAACGCTTGACGCCGCGAACCACACCAAGCCAGTTGTGGACGACACCGGCAGGCTCGTCTACATGTCTGGAGCTATCGCCAACATTGCTCCCGTGATAGCTGCCATGGTCAGGACCTCCCAGGTGTCGAGACCTGTGTTCCGTTACCGCAACATCACACGACAGGCCATCTTGCCCACCGCGAAGGCGACGAACGACTTCTTCACCATGTTGTTCAAGCAACAGGATTTTCAAAAGGCACCAACTCCAGCTCCAGCGGCGGAGCCTGCAGTGATGCCAGTGGGAATCGAAGTCCAGCTTATTGCCCAGAGCCCACAACTGGTGACATCTTCAGAGCAGCCACCCACTACGGCTACGGTCTAGAAAACTTATCTTTTTCACAAGCGATAGCTGCTGCTGCTTCTAGACAACACTACCCTGCAGCCCAGCTCACGGATCTCACCACAGGCATTCTGAACACAAGAACGCTCACCTGGTCTGCGGTTGTTCATTATCTCCCATCCATCATATCTACCTTCCCTGACGCCACATCTTCAGAACCATCACCTGTCTCACCCCCCATCACGTACCTGCCCCACATCACAAAAGACCGACAGCTCCAAGAGATCTTCGTTCCTAGAACAAAAGGGGATCTCGTCATCAGGCGCTTTAGGCTCATTGACCTCTGGCGGGTTTTGGACCGTCATGAACGCCTCCTTCTGCTCAAACTGGCACATCTGGATTACATCCTCGTTACTAATTTGGCTATCTACCTGATTGTCTTCGGTCCCCTCATCTTTACCTCCCTCTACCAGGCAGGTGTCTTTGGCTCAAGAGATCTGTTCGTGCATGTCGGTAAGGCGCTTTCCACCTGGGGTAAGCGTTTTCCCTTCAGTTTGGACAATGCTAAGCAAGCTATCTGTGAGCTCCAAACTCTTACTGGTTACATGGATCCAACATCTGATAACCTGGACATTGAGGGAGAGATTGCGTCACTCGCTGCGCCTGGAAACCAGCACGGCATTTTCCCAAAGATTTGGCCTCAGCAATTCGCATCTGCTTTGGATGCAGTTTCAGTTCCTACTCATAACAAGGAATTCCTGTCGTTCCAAGATTATGTCAAATCAGCCATGTGGTTGACCTCCGGGTCAGCCAGTATTGGGAAGGTCACTTGGACGCTCGACGAAGAGTCCGGATCGTTCAAAGCGAGGAAGAACATGCTGACCCAGATCTATACACCGGAAGAACTCTGGGACATAGTTGACGGCTGGGACTGTGTCCTGAGGTCGCGTGTTTTTATCAAAAACGAGATGGCCAAACTTCGTCTGGCAGTCGCTTCCAACATAGAGGCTTACGTTACAGAATCCTACATGCTACATCTCTGGGGCCATGACTTCAAATCCTACCAAGGCGTGACGCTCGACGAGACTCCAAGCGAGCAACATACCAGAGAGGTATCTATGATCAAGTCGCTCCAAAATGGTGCTTATGCTTTTCCGTTTGATTACAAAGCCTTTGACCACCAACCAACGACTGACGAGGTGCTGGCTATAGTTGATCACATTGCGAAGTGTGTTACCAACAACCTCCTACCGGACCAGCAACAGCAGTTTCGACCTATCGCTGCCAGAATCAGGAAGTCCTACTCCAACAGCTATTTGTCAGGGAACATACTCTCCCAGAAATTCTCGGGGGTCCAAGTCCTGGGTGGGATCCCATCAGGTGTTAGGCTGACCAGTGTCGTCGGCAACCTGTGGAACAGTGCCATCACTTATTGTGTGAAGCAACATGTCACCCAGATCCTAGGGTATGACCCCTTCATTTCAGTCGCCCTCCGAGGAGACGATGTAGCGATACTCTCTAACAACCCACTTGCTTTGTACCTGACTAGGGTTGTCTATGCCGCCGTCAATGCCATTGGGGAAGACGCCAAGCTTGGCATCTCACCTGCTGTGTGTGAGTTCCTCCGCAACGAGATATCTGTCACCGGGGTAAGAGGATGGAGTTGTCGTTCCATTGGGACCCTTACACAGAGGAAACCATGGAACCCTGAGCCATGGTCGCCTCATGCTGAGGTGTCGACGCTGGCTAATAACATATCCACCCTGGAGAGACGATCAGGCCAACCGATCGCTAGGCTCCATCATGCAAACAAACTTAAGTGGAGTAAACACGTGAAACAATCCTACCACTATCTAAGTCTACCAATCCGTCTCGGAGGATTTGGGTTGTACCCGTTCGGTGGCTGGGTCCCTAATCGTAAGCTACCACTTACGACAAAGCCACTTGTTCGTACTAACGACCTGCACCCCTCTGCTCTTCCATCTTTTGTTACCCTCTCAGAGTCGCAGACTAGTCTGTTGGCTCAAGTCGAGATGACTGCTAAGATGCAAACGGACGATATTCCCGGAACACAAAAATTGTTCTCAAAGCAATGGGTTGAAGACATTCGACGTCTCAAAATAACTTGGTCTGTCTTGACTATGCCACGGGCCCCATCCCGCATCAGTGCACCAGTTTCCCCCCCGTGGGATGCGCCGCTTCTGAAGCGTGATCATGCGCCGAGGGATATTTTTAGGCCAGGGGCACCCTCTTTCAACCAGCTACTCAGGATGCACGCACTGCTAAGGCAGGTAGCCAGGTATGACAAGACGTTCGAACTCCCATCCCTTCTTCAAACTCTTGAAGAACATTATCCTGCTGCCACCGCACGAATAAGACACTTCGAGGCAAGCGGTTGGCACAGGACGGATGCTATCACTCTGGCAACTGGTGGGATTCCTGCCGAACCAGCCATATCGATCCATCCCATTCTGTCCCGCTATATCAAAGAACATCTCCTGAGATCCGGAGTGCTCTATCTGCGTGGCAGGAACCGAATTGGCTTATTTCTATCCACTGAGGGTAGACAATCGGAGAAAGCCGTTCAGCTGTCCACCATGAACGCGATGTATCTCTATTGAACCATCATGAGAACCTAAATTCAAAGTTTGTAAATCCATGTGCGAGGTCCAGTTGGA